TAGACTTTGAATTTTCTCTTGGCGGCTGCTTTACCACGTGGACATAGTTTACCCATTATGCTTTACCTTTCTTTGGTTTCTTTTTATTTCTGAGGATCCTATCTGCGTTCTCTTGGAACTTTTTAAGATTCTCTTGATCATCAAGGAAAGGAGTGCTGAAAGCTGATACACCTTTAGCAACCAAAGGTTTCTTATTACCTTTCCTGTCTCGACGTTCGATCTTATCAGGGTCGTCGTCCCTCATTCTATATGTAGTTGCCATTAGCATTTCCATTTGCGTAGGGCAAGAGCCTTACGAGTAGGCTTGCCATTTGGTTTTTTCATTGGTCCTTTGACTCCACTCATACGAGCACAGAAAGAACGCTTACGTGCACCACCCCCGGGCTGAGGAGCCTTAAGGTTAGAGCCGGTAGCCTTGTTATACTTACGCCTACCAGCGGCTGTCAGTCCACCAGATCGGGACTTGTGTTTCCCCATCTTGAGACTGACATTCTTTTTCTTTACAGCCATTATACTGGTCCGTCGTTATCTTGACCGAAGATGTCTAGTTGTTGAAAGGTTTCTTTTCTTTTCTTTTTTTTATTATTTACCTGTTTTTCTGATTTAAAAACTCGGTAAGGAGCATCCTCCATGTTGGGTTCACGTTTCATTACTTTTTACCCTTTCTATTTCTCATGATTGCAGCCGCAACTTTTGGTCTTTTTTTTGCTAGTGCGGCTAGCCCCTTTGACATTTTCTTCTTCTTGTCTTTAGTTGCTGGTCTACCTTTTTTTGAACCGTAAGTTCCTTTTCCCATCGGCATGATTAAAACTCCAAGTCTGATCTGTCTAGTTTTTGTATTACATCTTGTCTGTAAGCAGGGTCGTTGTCGTAACGAGGATCGTTCATCGCTGCAACTAGCTCTTGCTGACTGCGGAAGGTGTCACCGCTATTAGTGGTAGCCTTGCCTGTTACCATTCTACCTTCTACTCCATTTGCGTTATCGTATTCTGCTTTAAGTCCGGACACAGCTAGTTGTATAGCTTGTACGCTACCTGAGTTTACGACTTCATTAAATGCATTTAGTTGGTCTTGAGGTAAGTTAGACTTAGCCCAGTTTACTACTTGAGCATATGCTTGCTCACCGCCTGCTGAGTTCTTAATCTGATTGATTTGAGATGTAGTAATTTCAGCTGGTGGGGTTCCTTGTTGTTGTTGTTGAAACTCAGGATTGGACTGTACCTCCATGTAAGCTTTGATAAGATCTTGGCTGGACAAAGAGGAGAACTTAGCAAGAGTCTCTGGTGATAACTTGTTGTCATTATCAAAGTACTCTTTGCTAGCATCAGTAATGAGCGTAGCACCCTCGGACATCTTAGGGGTGTCTTCGGACTTCTCATCAGTACTAGCTGCTTCTGTTTCTGTCTCTTCTTTCTTACCCTCGCCAAGCTTAGTCTGTAGCTCCATGTAAGCTTTCTCTAGCTCCTGAGCATCCTTATATTTACCAGCATATAGCTGATCTTCTTGTTTAGCTATAGACTCACCAACAGCCAGAGAGTCTTGCTCGTCTGGCGTTAGGTTGTCTACAGTAGTAACATTCTGTGGTTCTTGGTATGATAATGTTTCTGACATTTACTGTTCTGGTGGTTGTAAGTTACCTAGTACAGCTGCGGCTTGATCTGCTATCTCTGGATTCTTACTAGGATCTAGTAAAGGAGTACCAGCAAGCTGACCGGCTTGATCTACAAGTGATTGGTTAGTCTTGTCTTGTACTGTTACCTGTTTAAGCTGTTCTAGTTGTTCTGCTGAACGTACAAGATTCAGTACATCTATACCCTGTGCTGCGGCTAATCGTTTGATAGCTTCGCTTGGATCAATGAACTTCATCAAGGCTTCTGGCCCTAGTGTCTGTGCAACAGTTTGTATAAATCTAGTCAGAGCTTCGTTGTCTTGACCTCTACCTAGACTATTTATACCAGCTACTATCTTAGGTCTGACGACATCTTTAGGTAGTCTTGGTATCTGGTTACTACGTTGCAGTATCAACAATGTTCTGTTGAGGTATGGTACTAAGAACTCAACTGTAAGTAAGCTGAATAATCCGCCAAGGGACTTCTCTAGTTCCAACTGCGTGAGGCGTACCTCTTCAGCAGTAACTCTCTCTGCGTTCCTGATGTTCATAACCAAGAAAGCTTCGAGTATTCTTTTCTCTATTTGTGAGGCTAGCTGTGCAGCTGTAGCAAAGTCTGCTGTCTTACCGACTTGTACGACTCCTACATCTTCTGGTCTACCCTGTATGATAGCTCCGTTACCAGCTTTGGCAAGTGTCCCGGGCTTGGTTGTCGCAGATGGTGAGACAAGAAAGACAACTTTACTTGCCACGCTTGCTCCCTCTACAAGAGATTGAGATAGTCCATCAAGACTTCTTAGGTCTCCAATAAACTCCTCTACTCTACCACGTCCGTAGTCTTCTCCGTCTACTGTATTGAATCGAAGCACTAACCATGGTGAGGCGTTCTTCGGTGCTGTGCTTTGGCTACCATCTAAGATCATATCGTCGACCTCTTGATGCCATCTCCAGCTACCGCTACTCTCATCCATCTTGACACAGGTGTATACCTCAGCGTCGTCTTCTGTATCACCGTATTCCCCATTCGGGCTATCAGTAGGTGGGGGTGATATTCCCAATACTTTTCTACTAATTAATTCTTTTGTAACGATCTCTATGACGTTACCATTCCCATCTCTATTGACTACGTATCTTTGTAGTGGATAGTGTTTTAGACCATCCTTGCCCATGAATACAAGGGCGTTACCAGATACGATCAGGTGTTTCAAGGCTTGGTGTACGACTACACGATCACTTGACGCAGCTATGTAATCCATTATCAATCTCTCTATCTTTGAGAATGATAAGTCTAACTCACTACGCATCATTGGGTCAAGCGTTTCTCCCAGCTTGTCATCCCTGACTTGTAGCTTGAAGAAAGCTGTCTGCGGTGGTAAGATTGCTAGCATTAGTTTTGCTGCAAGTGTCACCACTGCTTTAGCTCCAACGGATTGGTAAGGCTGTAACAGTTGTCGTTTGCCTGTCGAGTTGTCATCTCGAGTGACTAGATATGGTAAGGTAAGTTCAGAGCACTCAACTGCCATGTCTAGAAACTGAGTTCTACCTGACTGTAGTTGAGAATATCTTTCTCTTGCCTTAAACATTTAGTCCTCCAGAACCTTCTCCACCGCCACCGGTGTTGATGTTAATTTTAAGAGCGTCTGTACCTGTTCTCTTAGCGGCTCCTCTTGAGTCAGCTTTAGCTGTTGTACCGTACTCTACGCCTGCTGTCTCATCTGGGTCTAGTAATTCTTTCTTACTAGGTAGTCTAGAAGCTGATACTAAATCAGGCTGTCTAGGCTGTATTGGTGCTGGTGTAGATACTGGTGTTGGGGCTCTACTGCCGAAAATACACATGTTATTCGTTTAAAATAGATTTTATATATTGTACCACTTCCTGTTGTCCAGAGCGATACATGATGGAGGCTATATCCTCCTTGGGGTGGACGGGGTACCAAGCGAACTTGGACTCCAAGTCCTCGACTAATTTCTCTAGTTTGTCTGAGTAGAAACTAAGCGTATTGAGGGAGGTTGGTGTTTGCATGTTCAAAGAACGCTGGCATACGAGCTGCTTTTGTGTCGGAAAACTGTGGAGCTTTTCCTTGATACATTAACTGATCGCTCGCATCCAGCCAGAATTTTTTGTCTAAATATTTATCAGTTGTATTTGTTTTGAGGGGTTGCACTACCCAGTTAATAGTTGCCTTCCGAAGCTTATCCAAGCTAGAGCTAGGAACAAGACCCAACTCAGCACATACGAGGCTATTTGTCGCAACGTGGATTTGTTCATCTCTGGATATATCAGCTGATACTGTTCTAAGAGCAGCGTCACCAAGAAAGCGAAACATAGGTAGTAGAACAAAGAATATAGCTCGCTCTGCAACGAGGGCTTTTGTGATAGTGTGGTCAGGGTGATCAATCCAAGCATCTCTTAACCTCTTGGCTTCGAGCTCTGATTGAATGTCTGCACCGTGGGCGTCAACAATGTAGCCCAAAGCGAGATCATGTTTAATCTCATCTTGTACGTTTGACTCAAGAAGTGTCCTCGCTGCTGTCGGGACTGTCCTCTCCAGTCCCTGAGAAATAAATTCTCCAACTGGTAGCTCCATATGACGTATTGCGAGTGCACGCTTGATGGTTTCTTCAGCACCTTCTTTTAATTCTCCTTTCGTAGGTTGAACTGGTGTCCATGTTCTTTTTCTGTTTTGTAATTTTGTGTAGGGGTTCATTGTTCGCAGTCACATTTAATTTTGTCATCATTAATAATACCATCTAAGTAACTGTCAATGTCAGTGTCTGCTAAAGCTGCGTAAGCATCAGACTTATCCTGAACATCACCCATTACCTGAAGGCTGTAGTACAAAGAGGTCTGTGAGCTTTCTAGCCACTCCTCTATAAATGCTTCATTATATTCTACAACATCACTCCAAGAGTTGAAGCTGTAGCCGTGAAGCAATCCTGTCCTATCGAGCATTGTCATGATTTCGTCTGCTACACGCTTGTATGCGTCCCATCCTACTTCACTCGCTATCTCAACGTCTCCGTAGCTT